CACTGCTTACCCACCATCTCATAGGCAACAATCTTCTTATCACCCTCTATGAGTTTTCCTACAGGGTTCTTTAATTGTTGTTCCCTGGTAGGACAATCTGTTTTAGTTGATGGTGGTTTAGGTGATGGTGGAGTGGCAGGAGCTTTTGTATCCTTTGATTTCTCTGGTGGTTTAACGGGTGGAGGTGGTGGTGCTTTCTGTTTTATCTCCAATCGATTGGCATCATAATCAAGCGGATCAAATGATGGTGTTCCTGCGTCACAGATAACAACCACACCCTTATCATCCTCATTCTTCAGATTTTGATTCTCACTACTATCCTTATGTGATTTGACACAACCAGGTATATTGACGATAGGAGTTCCCACCAGGTTTGTAACTGGTGGATATATTGGCAATGCCTTGGGTGGATCACTCGTCAACCACTTGGGCATATCAGGAATGAATACATCCCTAATATTCAACTCTTCTGTTCTAATATCAGGAATAGGCATCAGCAATCACTTAACGTTGTTGCTATCTCTCCACCTAGTTCACTTCCTACATTCTGTCCCAATAATGTTGCCCAACCAGCAGCTAACCAACCAACATATGGGATACTTGTAAGCACAGGGGCAAGTCCTGCCGTCATACTAGCACCTATCATACCTCCTGTTGATTCTCCAGCGCCCTCCGATTTGAGACATTCTAGGTTTTTTGCAGTCAACTTTCCCAAATCACCACCCTGAAGGTGACGACCCCCATCCATTGTGTACTCCTCTTCAGTCACAATTACGGAGTTTCCACCAATACCAAAGAACCCATTGTTCTTATTAATATTTTTTCTAACACCCATTACCTTGGGGTCATTAGCATTGTAATGAATTTTATATCCATCTTTAGTCGCATCAACACTGTAGGATGTATAATCTCCTACGGGTAGATTTATTGCAGGCAAATCATCCTTATTAATAAGATGACCCAGGATGCCGATGTGAGCAACACCAAACAATGTTCCCACCGTTAATGCTGCCCATCTAAATGTTTTCATATTTAGAAGGGCAGATTAACACCACCACCAAGACCAGATACACCACCAGTTGCTCCTGGTAGTTCTGGGACAGCATTATCTACAAGTCCCGGAAGGGCACCACTGACTGCCTCTGTTGCAGACTTGATGACCTCTTCCTTTACTCCTTCAACAATAGATTCCCTATTGAGAAAAACATAACCAGTCACTCCCACAATTGAAAGGGATACTATACCAGAAAAAATAGAAATAACATTCACAATTTTCTGCATTGTACTACTGCTACGTCAATGTATATAGCAAGTTTTATTTTTTATTCTCTTTTGTTTTATTATAGATTATTACTTTTTTACCATCATGAGTAAAAATTAACTCATCATCATGGTCCCAACAGAGTTCCTCATACAAAGCATTTAGTTTCTCCATGTCCTCATAAAGAGCATTAGGATTAGACATCAGTAAAGTTCCTCCTCTTTTTCAGTTTCAATCACACAATCTGATTTTGGATATGTAACACATAGCAGTGCAAATCCAACCTCTAACTGATCATCATCAAGGAATGATTGTTCTTCCTGATCAACCTCCCCAGATATGATCTTACCAGCACAGGATGAACATGCACCTGCCCTACAGGAGTAAGGTAGATCAATACCAGCATCATCAGCAGCATCTAAAATGTACTGATCCTCAGCGCATTGAATTTTCTGCTCCTCATCAGGAGTTTTAAGTGTGATTGTAAATGTCATTACTTAACGTGAATTTTTCCTCTCATTCCTGCTGCATGGTGATGTCCACAAAAGAAATCATAATCTCCAACCTCATTGAATTTAATATCTTGGGTTTGACCTGGATTAAAGAGTAATGCTTCTCTGGATAAATCTATACGACCATCCACAATAATATTATGAGGTGGGAGCATACCATTTACAAAATGAACACTCTCACCCTTGTTGATTGTAATATCAGATGGTTCAAATAGTAGAAGACCATCCGTGTTCATTGCCACATCAACTGCCCAGGCAGGAGCAGCAAGGAATAAAGTTACTAGGAGTGTGAATAGAAATTTCATACGATGTACTTGTCAATGATTTCTAGTTGTTCGTGGTAATGTGCAATCAGACCTATTTCCTTTTCAATAGATTCCATGATGTCTGTATGCTCACCAATACCACCAGGACTATTGAGAAAGATCTCAACATTCATCTGATGCTTTTTAATCTGACCCTTAGCATGTTGCATAAGGGCATCAATCATTTTTTCTCTTAGTGGGTTTCTCATATTATTCAAGTGTGCCATGAGCACGGCGGATTTCACGAAGTTGGCCAAAGTCCTTTTGCTTTGTACCTCCATCATAAGCCCAAGCGTATCCTTCGTCAATCATTTGTTCATTGAGGGACAGGTCTGAGTCCCCAATGTATAACCAGCCCAGAAGACGACCATATTTGCCGACGCCACCAACAAGTTCAGTCCTAACAGACAACTCATCATCACCTTTGATAGCAGACTCCAGTTTTTCCTTGAGCCATTTGGTTGCGTCGAGTCCAAGGGCCTTCTCCTCTAAGTCTCTGGTACGTTTTTCTGGTGTATCCACTCCAGCAACCCTTACCCTTTCCTTTTTGAGCAGGTCAAATCCTAAATCAATAGTAACGTCTATAGTATCTCCATCAACCACCCTGTTGATCTTCACTACACGGAAGTTGTAGCAACTCTTCCTGCTTGGTGGTGTCATCGCTGCCATCAGAATCCTCTTCCGTTCCCAATATATAGGCAATATAATATGATACACCAAGTAAAAGTATAGCAATCATAACAATCACTGACCATACTGGATCATTAGGATTATCCAATGGTCTTAGGAGTAAATTCATATATTTAATGCTGTATCCAGTGCTTCTTTAGCAGAAATAAAAATAAAATGCAAACTCCCTGAGTTCTCTGTATATCTATGCTCTCCCATAATAAAACCTAGGGATTCATCCATTGGTCCACAGTCATCCGTAAACCCAATTGGTTCAACAAAATAAATTCCTGCGTGAGCAACTGTCCTCCACCCAATGTCAACAAATCCTAATCCTCTAAGGGCACATTCAAGTTTTAAAGAATGACATGCCTCCTCTAATTTCATGGATTTCTAGGATCCATTCCCATGTCTATAAGATATTGATACCACCAATCAGCATCCTTGATATATCTCCAATTGGGAACTGGAAGATCCCTTTCTACAGTGTAATATTGATACAAAGATTCATCTATAATCTGTGCGATCTGTAAATTCCTCTTCATCTTCGTCAACGTCTGCATATGGGTTTTCCACATATGGTCCGTGTGGTTTTTTGGATTCTGCTCTGACATACCTTTGCTCATCGCTGGCTGCTGCGATCCATAAACTTAGTTTCATTACAATCCATATGACAACTAATGGTGTAAAACATGCTATTAGAACATATTTATTCACATTACTTCTCCCCAGGTATCCCACCTGTCCTTAAAGAAAAAATTAACATCAGTTATGGTTCCATCTGGTGTTTCCTCATCGGACTCAGCCCAGAGGTGACAGAACTTATGCAACTTATATGATGCATTGACTGTTTTTACCCCATACATTCTTGCAAATGCTGTCATGGCAAAACCATAACGCATCTTAACTTCTTCTGATGACATCATTGCTCTCCGGTAAATCACATTTTTTAAAACTATCTGCCTTTACCATAAAATCACAGGTGGTTTCCTCCAACTTCACAGGATGCGCTGTTCCATGACCATCATAAGCATCAGAATCATAGTAGTCATTATCACCCTTGATAAATCCAAAACAAAATGTAACTAATACAAATGGGATTGCAACCCATACAAGTGCATCTGCTAAAATCATTTGAAAAATACCTTGATACCTGCTGATGTTCTACCAGTTTTATAGTCATGAATACTTGAAAGGTGCTCAGCAAATAACTTTACATCATCACCATACTCAACACCCACTGAGGCAAGTGGTCCATCAAAATCATCATTACTATCAAAGGTTGATGAGTTTACACTTATACCAGAGTAAATTGTAAGATCCTTTGTAAGAGGTGCCAGAACTTTTACTCCAGCATGATTTACACCAGGGTAATCATCACATTGTGTTGGTGATGATAGGTGCTCTGCAAACAATCTAACATGTTTATGAATATCATATTCAATACCAAACCCACCCATGGGTTCTCCAAAGTCAAACTGTTCATTTTTATCAGTCACCTGATGATTAATCATAACGTATGATTTAATCTCATCAGGTGTGACCACACCGATTGCTCCTGTAGCAACTATACCCAAAAGGGTTTGTGCTCCAATACATATGCTCATTAGGTATGTCCTCCAAACATAAACCTCATTGCACTGAGTATTCTATTTCCTGTTGATCCTAGTCCTCTTGAGTTAAAGCGTGCATACAGAGCATTGCTAATAACAGGGGCGGGAACACTGAGATCAACAGCAGTATTGACAGCCCACCTACCCTCACCAGAATCTGGTACTGATGCATCGAACTTATCCAATGTAGGATTACGCCGTAGGACATTTGCAGTAAGATCAAGTAGCCAACTACTAATGACGCTACCGCGCCGCCATAACTCAGCAACCTCACTAACATCAATATCATAGCAGTAATTTTCTGGGTCTGCCATGGGAGCTGCTTTGGCTCCTGGTCCTTCAACATAACTCTTTCCTAGATTTGCTGAGTCTAAAATTTCAAATCCCTCAGCGTATGCTTGCATAATTCCATACTCTATACCATTGTGAATCATCTTCACAAAGTGACCAGCACCTGGTGGTCCACAATGTAACCAACCATATTCAGCACTGGTTGCACCCTCGTAGGGATCAGTGCGGGGGGCAGAGGCAATACCAGGGCTGAGTGCCCGAAAGATTGGAGCGCAAGCAGATACTGTTGTAGATGTACCCCCAACCATAAGACAGTATCCACGCTCCATACCGTGAACACCACCACTAGTGCCACAGTCAATATATTGGATGCCCAGTTTTGAAAGGCATTCTGCCCTCCTTTTACTGTCCTTAAAGTTGCTATCGCTACAATCAATAATAATATCTCCGTCACCACAGTGTAATAGTAACTCATTTAGTGTTTCCTCAACTGTTTCAGCAGGTATTGCCATCATAAAAACACCAGTTCCAGGGTTGTCATACATCCCCCAACCAGTCTTTACTTGTTGTACAAGTTCTTTGATTCCAGTGGTTACACCATCAACAAATTCATTTTCATATGCCTCTTGGGCTTTTTCATAATCCCTTCTGTAACCCCATACTGTAATCTCATTTTTCATTAGAAGACGAGACATGTTAAGTCCCACCCTTCCCAGACCAATCATTCCAACCTTCATCTAATACGCTCCACTATGCCTTTGATAATGTCAATGTCAATGCCCAAGAATGGTGGCACTATACCAAGTAATCTTAATAAACCATCAAGAAACAAGGCAAGCACTATTGTTCCCAGGATCATACTAATAATAGAGGCATTGTGATTGTGTTGTTTGATAGCAGCAGCAATCATAACCTCAACCTCATGTTTAGAGACGGTATGAGATGGTTTAATCTCATCAAATCTGTGAGTCATTAGTAGGAAAAAATTGTTTCAGTTAGATTTATGTATGTGACTACATTTTGAACTTTTCATCAGATTGTGGGACAATGCTGACAGGAGCCTGTTCAATTCTAATGATCTGGTGAGGTGCTGTCTGAGCAGCCTTCTCAATCAGTTTCTCCATCTGCTCCTTGGTGATTCCACCACCTGCACCACCATTAGCACCTTTCTTAGCAGTCTGGACACCAAAAGTGGCTAAAACCCCAGTGAAGACACTGGCGATGAAAGTAGGATCCAGCTTCTGTTCAGGGATTTTTAATGCTGGTGGTAGTTTGATGTAGGCAAGGGTGAGGATACCCCCACTCCACACTAGTATTCCAAGTCTAACAAATGTTGAGAGGATTGCAAGCTGTTCCTCTTTATCATCTGTAGCTTCTTTAAGTTTTCCTATTATTCCTTTCTTTTTAGGTTCTTCTTTCTTATCATCCTTGACTTCTTTCATTTCGTCTGGCATCTTTAAGAAAGCAGCTAGAAATATTTAGAAAAAAAGGGACCTTTTCAGGCCCCTGCTCCCTG